GAGGGGTTATCAAATGCACAGATGATGCAACTTGTAGATTTAAGGCAAGTCGCTGCATTTCAAACAATGGTTACTGGCTCTGAGAGAATATCACATTTAACTAATCAGTTTAACTTAGCTAATGGTTCTGCTGCTGAAATGGCAGAAATCGTTGGAGATACTCTTGAGGGTTCTTTTAAAAGACTTCAATCGGCTTCTGAAGGATTGCAGATTGCATTAATGAGTGGTGGAAAAGGAGGTTTTATGGCTCATTTCACAAGTCAATTAGCGAAAATGATGAATGTTATAACTGACTCTATATCCCCTCAGCAAACTCAGCTTGAAGTATTACAAGAAACTACTCAGGCAATGGATGACCAATTCCTATTACTAACTCAAGGTAATTTAAGCCAAGAGGCTAGAGTTCAAGTTATTCAAGATTTAAATACTGAGTATGGAGATTACTTACCAAATCTTGTATCTGAAAAAGATGACTTAGAAGATATAAGGGATATGCAAATTCAGGTAAATAATTTAATGATGGAGAGAATTGTTGCTATGGCTATGGAAGAAGAATTAGCAGAGTTAGCGAAAAAACAATCAAAAGCGATTAAAGGACAAGTAAATAGCAATATAGATTTAGCTGAAAGTGATAGAGATATATTAAAGCAAAATGAAAATACAATTCAGGGCTTTAATGCGAGAATAGAGGCTACTCAAGGAATTATGGTTGCGAATAAGAGTGTTATTGACAATGCTGAAGAAGATAAAGAAACATTAATTGAAGGATATAAAGAAACTGCTAAACAGTTAGGATTAAGTTTTAAGAATATAATGGATGGTATTTCTGCTGCTAGAAAAGAAAAGAAAAAAACAGATAATGAACTGGGAGATGGAGGAGGTGTTGTTAATGAAACTAAAGATAGAAACAAAGCACTATTAGACCTGCAGACAGAGTACGCACAGAGCTTATTATTAGCAGAAGGTATGGAGTTAGAAGAAAGAGAAACATACTTAAATGAACTGCAAACATTTTACAATGAGGATAAACTTCAAGTTCAATTAGATTTTATAAATGCACAACTACTAAACACTCTAACATCTGAAGAGCAAAAAGTGGCACTTAGACAGCAATATGCACAATTAGAGCTTACTGAAGAGCAAAGAATACAAGGAATAAAACTTAATAATATACAGAAAGAGAAAGATGCTAACATAGGATTACAGCAAGCTAAAGCAGCTGCATTAATGGGTTATCTAAATATTGCAGAAGGATTTGCTGCAGAAGGTTCTGCTTTAGCAAAAGGAATATTTCTAGTACAACAAGCTCTTGCTATTAAGGAGGTTATTACCAAAAATCTAGCAGCAAATGCTGCTATTACTGCAGCAGCTACAGCCGCAGCTATACCTACTTTTGGAGCATCTGTTGCTACTGGAGCTGCACTAATAGCAACAAATAACACTATGTCTGCATTATCTGTAGCAGGTATTTTAGCACAAACTGTTCAAGGTTTAGATAAAAAAGCTAGAGGTGGTTTGATAGAAGAATTTGCTAACGGAGGTATGGTACAGGGTAAATCACACGCACAAGGAGGTGAGAAGTTTGCAGTAGGCGGTAGAGTAGTTGAATTAGAGGGTGGTGAGGCTGTTATAAACAAAAGAAGTACATCAATGTTCTCTAGCCAATTATCTGCAATGAACGCAGCAGGAGGAGGTGTTAAGTTTGCTGATGGAGGATTACTTAATCAACCATCTTTCTCACAGCAACAATTCAATGCTTTAGGTCAGAATCAAATGATGGGTGCAATGGGTAATTCAAGCAAGGTAGTAGTAGTTGAAGCAGATATTACAGATAGTCAAAACACTGTAAGCGTGATACAATCTCAGGCAACAATTTAATAACTAAAAGAATAAACAAATGTTTGTTGATAAAAAAACTAAATTAGAACGACTAGATGTGTGTAAAAGTTGTACTTTCTACCGAAACTTTTTGCTGTTAAAGACACCTAAGATAAGTAGAGGTGCAAGATGTTTTAAATGCAAGTGTTTCTTAGATGCAAAGACATCATTAACAAAAGAGTTTTTTGGTAAATGTCCTGAAAATAAATGGTAAAACTTTACATATGAATTTCAAAGAAATCGCTGCTAATTACAGCAAAGAGAAACGAAAGATGATGACTGAAGCAGTTATCACTAACGCTAATCATCAGAAAAACTATCCTTCTCATCACTCTACATCATTAAATTTAATGTTTGCAGAGTGGCATTTACTATTCCCAGCTAATAAGCAAGACATTCAATGTACTTCATGTAGAGCTGCTATATGTAAGTTCTGGTCAGTTATGGTAGATGCGTGGATTGAAACAGAACAAACACCAAAAAAGAAAAATGTCCCTAAAAAAAATAAGACAAAATAAAGTAGATGTAGTCTATGACTTCATTGAAATTGCTGGTACTGAGCTAGAAAAGAGGTTTGGAGATATTCCAACCTGTAAGGATATTATAAGACATCTAGCAGAAAGAGGATTAATTGAGCCTAAGAGAATTAGGAACTATATGATTATTGCTGATTTTGATAAGATGTTAGTTGGAAATGAAGGGAGCAGAACTCACACTTGGATGGACTTATCCATTAAATACGATATAAGTGAGAGTATGGCTCAGAACATAGTCTATAAGGAGAGAAAAAAGGCTACACCATCAAGCAACATCACATACTAAAAGTTTTGTAGGTAAATTGGGTAAGATAAAAAACACTTACCTGTATTTTTGTGGCTATGAACGAGAAATGGTATAATATTCAAAATAAAGCAGGTAAATCTACAGATGTCTATATCTTTGATGAGATTGGTATGTGGGGTGTTACTGCACAAAATTTCATATCAGATATTAAGGATTTGAAAGATACTCCAATCAACTTACGCATTAACTCTTTAGGTGGAGATGTGTTTGATGGTTTGGCTATATATAATGTAATAAAAAAGAGAACTGCCAAAACTACTGTATACATAGAGGGAATAGCTGCTAGTATTGCTACTATCATTGCTCTTGGTGCAGATGAGGTTGTAATGTCAGAAAACTCTTTATTTATGATACATAACGCTAGTGGTGGTGCAATGGGTGAGTCTAAAGACTTACAAAAGACTGCTGAAGTTCTTAACAAGATTACAAGACAACTAGCAGAGGTTTATGAGAGTAAGACAGGTTTATCTCAAGAAACTATACAGGATATGATGGATGAAGAAACTTGGTTAAATGCTCAAGAGGCTTTTGAATTAGGTTTTATAGACACTATCTCTGATGCTATTAAAATAGCTGCAAAGTATGATGTTTCTAAGTTTAAGAACATCACACAAGAAGAAATTAAGAATAAATTAAGTATTAATATAAATAACAAAAAAATGACTAACGAGTTAAAAGATTGGTTCACAAGTAAGGTTGAGGAAATTGTTGCTACTGTAAAAGGTGATGTAAAGGTTTCTGAAGATGTTGCTGAACAAACTGCGATAACTGTGAACTTAGGAGACAACGAAGAAATTACAAATAAGATTTCTGAATTTGAAGCTAAGAACATTGAATTAGCAAACAAAATGTCTTTACTAGAAGAAGAATTGGTTTCTGCAAAAGGAAACAATGAAACTTTAACAGTAGAGGTTGAAGGTTTGAACGCAAAAATCAACAAAGCAGATGCTAAAGGTACAGAATTAGAGACTTCAGGCGACCCTGCAATAGTTGAAAACAAAAAAGTAGATGCTAATTCAGCATTTTACGATGCAATGGCATCAAGAATTAGAAATAAATTTAATAACTAAAAAAATAGAATAAAATGGCAAATAGTCCAGTAGCAAATGACGCAATCACAGCAACTTATGGTGGTGCGCAACTAAACGAAATCTTCTACGAACCAGTATTTAGAAGTGATGATATAATGCGTAACTACAGGGTAATACCTAATGTTAAGCATGTAATGAATGTATATACAGCAGCAGCTTTAACTAAAATCGTAGAGGTTTATTCAACTTGTTCAACTGCAAGTGGTACTAATCAATTTGATATTTCTGATAAAGTAATTACTGCAGGTAGATGTAGAGTTGCTTTAGAGCAATGTACTGATGAGTTTTTCGGAACTTTCATTGAAGAGTCTTATAGAAGTGGAGCA